TGTATTTATTGCGAATCAGTGGTAGAATAAATGTATCAAATAAAGAAAGGAACACTTAGCAAGGTGTGAGTGGTGAATGGTGATGAAGAAGACAATTAATATAGTATTAAATAAAAATGAATATGATGAATATGTTGAAATGCTAAATAAAAAAGATTTTAAGCAGATTGGCACGAGATTATTTGAAGATTTTCAAAGTTATGTAAAAATTAAAATTAATCTTCCGAGTGTTACTATAGAGAGGAGGTGAAAAGAATGAAATATCCAGTAGGCGTAATGACAAATGTTAAAAAGGAAACAGTATACTATGTCGGTAAAGGCGTTGACATAGAAAAACTATTCCGTAGCGCAACACTTGAAAACCCTAAATTTCAATATTATAAGTTTCCATATTCAGATGACGAAGATGTAATGCTTATAAAAAAGAAAAACAGAAAGAGTTGGTGGGATGATGTAGAATTGACGGATGACGTTCAAAAAATGTTAGATATTGCATGGGATTGTGGAAGGGATTCCGTTGATTAACAAAACCGCTCCACTTTATTAGGTGGGGCGGTTTAATATTACAATTAAACGATTAAGAACAATGAGATTGAAAATGTCGCGCTTGATATAGATTCAATGTTAGTAAGTGAACACACTATAGACACGTTTTGCGTTGTGTCGTCAAACCGTAAGACTGTTTGTAAACTGTAAAGACTACCGCTATGGGTTTGTGCGTCTACAAAATCAAAATCATCTGTATTTTCTGTTCCTTGATTTCTTGAAAAAACTGGAGAACAATTACCAATTACAGTATTCGTGTTGTCACGTACAGTAATATTAGCACAAACTTGGGCGTTCTGCCATTTACTCAATTCAAGTTCTGCTTGTTCCCTGTTTGTTTGTAAATTTGCTTGTAGGGTGCTTCCGACATTTGTTGCGTCAATATTTTTGAAATTAACCAATACATTTGTTCCACGCTTTAGGGTTTCAATGCTTTCGGTATTTTTTTCTATGTTAGTCGTATTCTGTTTAATCTCACTTGTAAACTCTGCATTTTTCAACTCCTGTTTTTTAGCATTGTTATCAATACGAATTGACAATCCGCTTAACGAATCCTCATAGGAATTGTTTTTCTGTTCCTGTTCAGTCTCGAAATTCTCAAAAGATGTTTCCAGTGCTGAAACCCTAGCAAACAAATTTTTAATTGACGCCCCCTGTTCGACTAACTGCGTTTGTAACGTAGAAATATCTTCCGCATTTTCCGAAACTTTTCCGTTCGTTGTTGCAAGTTCCGTTTTAAGGGTGTTTATCGTATTCTCTGCCGTGTCAAGTCTGCCCTTGATAGCTGAAATTTCAGCAGTAAATTGACGGTCATTTACTTCTCCGCTTGCCACTTTTAACGCTAAGGCGTGTAATGATGTGTCAATCAATTCCATTGTATCATTGTATGTAGTAAGGTATGACACTGGGTCATTGCCCTCATAAAGAGGGATTCTATAATTTGTTGTGTAAGTCATGGTTTAATCTCCTTTCTTAATTGGTGTAAATAGTGACATTTGCATAAAGTACGCCAGCAGCTTCTTGTTTTTGTCCCGTAATACGAATTTTAATAATTCCAGTAGACGCTGCAAAGTTTACACGAACATTATAGCGGATTGTATCTGCAGTAAAATTAAATGTTTTTTCTGTGGTTGAAAAACCACAATTCAAAATGGCACTTGCTTTCTTTTGGTCTGACATTGTCTGCATAAATTCAATCATGACACTGCTTTTTGTAAAATCATTGTTATTTGCTAACCCTGTATCAATTTCAAATTCCGTTGTATACTGTCCCTTGCCAGTATCCGATGGCACGTTATAACTGTGTGCCTTAAAATACCGATTTCCAACCTTTGCCGAAATTTCGTTATTAAAACTTTCCTGTGTTGTCTTAAATGTTGAAAACTGTGTAGACAACTCCGCTAATGAATTTGACAAAGACTTGACGGCGGTATTTTGTGCAAGCAAATCTTCCGTTACTTTTGCAAGTTCGTCCGTGTGACCACTCACGGTTGTCGAAAGTGTGGAAAGATTTTCGATTGTACTTGATAAAGATGTTTCAAGTGCTGCCACCCTTGAAGTCAGGCTTTCAATTTCCTTGTCTAATTCTTCGCTGTGCAATTCTCCGCTTTCGGCTTTTGCCATTGCCTCATGGATGGCAGTGTCTAAAGCCATGATTGTAGTGTTGTACGTGTCTAAATAGTTAGCAATGTCGTTAGCCTCATAATAAGGCAAGTTATAATATGGTGTGTATTGCATAATATCAAATCTCCTTTCCAATTTCCGTTATAATGTTGTAACTTTTCACACCATACAATTTTTTGATGAGTAAAAAGTTCGGGGCAAATGATGTTTCTTTTGTATCGGCATTAAATACCTCACAATTTTCTGTTATAATCTGATAGCCTGTTTCCGTTTTCGTGATAGAAAAATTTCTTGATACTTGTTTCAAGGTGTTGTTGTCCGTGTCAGTAAATGATAACTTTCCTGCAGTAACATCACACAACAAATAGCATAAATTTGCATTCTTATCACTATAAGCAAGTAAAAATTTTTCAAAACCCTTATCGGTTGTAATATCAACTGTGCTGCCTGTGTCGGTCACAATATCCGCATTATAAATCAATTCGGACGTGTGCAAGAATTTATCCAACATATCTATCGGGATAACATCAATCGGTAATATTCTTTTTGTCCAATCAAAATCATAAGCCGTTGTTTTACCACCATCATAGTCACTAGCAGTAATTCCTCTGCCATCAAATTCTTTTGCGGTTTTGTGATTCATGTTAATTTTTTGTGCAATTTCATAACATAATTCTTTGAGTGTTATCTTTTTACCTGTCCAAGGACTAAACGCCGTTTCTTTTTCCCATACTTCAAAAATTTCAGAACCGTGAATATCAAAATTTCGCACTAAAATTTTCATAGCGTCAAATTCCATAACGGTAATTTGCAACGAATCAAATACAATACACGTAATGCCGTGAACCCTTAAATACAGATACAAGTCGTTGATTGCACGTTGGACGTCTGTCTGTTTTCCCTGTGTTGGGTTATAAACTGGTGGAAACTCTTTGACAATATTGTCAACTCTTTCGGATAATTTTCCGATTTTTTCCAGTAGTTCAAGTCGTGCTTTTTCTGTGTAAACCCTTGCAAAATCTTTGACGGTGTTGTCACCGTCCACAATTTCAAGGTGTAAACGGTTTTCAACTTGCGACAATAATGTCCTAACTTCAAGGATTTCAGAATCCACATATTTTTTCAGATTCGTCAATTTTTCATCCGTGTAAAGTTTCAAATTGTCAACTTTGTCAGAAATCTTTTTGTTTTCGGTGTCAACATAACTTTTTAATTCTGCAATTTCGCCGTTTACATAGTCCGTCAAATTGCTGATTCTCTGCGTTAGCAAATCAAACAATTTTTTGATTTGCTCATCCGTGTAATCGTTAATGTCTTTTTTCAGATTGTCAACATCTGTTTGTAATGTCTGCAGCTGATTTAGTACCCATTGTAACTGTTCTTCGTAGGATTCACACTCACTATAATAGGATGGCAAGTTATATAATGGCGGACTTGGTCTAAACAATCTCATTTTTTTTCACTCCTTTCTAATGTTTCACGTGAAACATTTTAGAAAATACTGATAAACAATTCCTCTAATTCGGATATCACCAACATATCAATATTTAGAAATGTTTCACGATATTTCTGTAGCAATTCACTGGGTGAAATGCCTTGATAACCTTTTTTGTTTGTCGTCAACTGGTTGTCGTAGTTCTGCTTTGCATTACTTCCATATGTGATACTGCTATCCGTATTAAATCCGTTCTTGCTTGTAAGGTCGTTTGTCAATTTTCCTTGCGTGTCGTGTGTTGTTACAATGTCACCACTTTGTACGGATTCGTCTGTGCCTGTTTTTCCTTTTGTTCCATTTACTGTTCCACTGGTGGAATCCGTTCCACCTTGTGTTACTGTACTAGCGCTTGTATTTTTTGAGACATCAGCGTCGCTTGCGTAATTTGCTGATTCGGGGAAGTTAGCGGATAACATTCCTTGAGGCGTATCACTGTGTACACGTTTGCTTGTGTCTGTTCCATCTGTTGTCGTGGTCTGTCCGTGCTTTACATCGCTTGTAGTTGTCGTGTTTTCATTTTCGCTGCTTCCGTATGTTGTCTTGTTTTTTACGTCCTCAAATGTCTGCTTGTCTGCTCCTGTCTGTTCGTTTGTCTGCGTTCCTGTGTCTGTGCGTGTGCTATCTCCTGTCTGCTTGTTCGTGTCTGTGCCTGTCTTTTCTAACAAGTCATTTCCTGTCTTTTTGCTGATTTCGTCATAACTATAGTTAGTCAATGCCGATATTTCCAGTTCTTCCGATTCGTATAATTGATTGTAAAACGGCATGATTTCAAACATTTTCCGATTCAGTGCAAAGATAAATTGTGTAACGGTTTCGTAACCGATTTCACGATAACGAAAATGATTGACAATTTTTTCATTTAATTCTTGGCGGTGCGATTCTGAAAAAATCGGGTAATTCTTTAGTCCTAAATCATAACCCATATCCAATACACGCCGTAGCTGCGGAGTTACAAAAGCCATAAATATCACTCTCCAATTTCTGCAAGAAATTCTTTTCCCAGGCGTTTACCGCCCCAAGGTGGACAATTCTTTCCGTTTACGTCAAAATGATAGCAAACGATTTTTGCATTTCTGCAGTATCTGCGGATATATTTTATTGTTTTCCGAACGGCTCGTACCTGTGCGTCCGTATATCCGTTTACTGCGTCGCATAACTCAATACTAACTGTATTTGCGTTTGTCAGTTTTTTGTAATACTTTCCACCCTTTTCACTCTGCCTAGCACCACCCACCGAGTAGGCAATCTGATTCAAAGGGATAGATTTAATTGTTTCTCCATTTGATGATATAAAAAAGTGTGCGCCTGTACTACTATTTTTTGTCAAGGATGGAGGGTTTCGGAAATAATCGCAATTATTTTTTGCACTGTCTCCCTTGTTTCCTGTGTAATGAATAATAATTGCCTTAACTATTTTTCTGTTCCTTTTTCCGTGCCACCTCTTTTTATTTGCGAGCATTTTTTTCATCTTCTTCCACTCCTTTCCGTAATTGATATAAACAGTTTTTTAATTTTTTAGGTATTGGAATGATTTTTCCACATATTTCCAAAATGGAAATACTTTCGTTTATTGAAAAGAAAATAATCGTAAATGCACGAAAACTTTCCTGTCCAGTCATTCGGTCAATTTGGTAGGACAATCCAACCAACATAATGGACACGCATTTTTTTATGAGTCCTTTCCAACAAATATTGGAAGAAAGTTTTTTGAAATAAATTCCCTCAACCAAAATCCCGCATATCATGTCCATTGACATAAGTATCAAAAGGATGATAAGTGAATTGTCCACCTTTCCAAAAATTCGATTGACTAAAATCCCTAAAAAACCGCCGACTACTGATAATGGGTTACACACCTTGTGAATCCAATCCGAAATTTGTTCCATCTGTCACTTCCTCACTTTCTGCGATATGTAGAATCTCGCTATAATCTCTAACTTTCACAGTTACTTCTTCTGTTAAATATGCGCTAAATTTTTCGTTTATCTTTCTAGCAAATTCTTGTCTTTGCCACAAAAAACTTGCTCCGCTGATTCCAACCTTGGAATTGTTCGCTATAATTTCTCCACTCAAAAGTCTTTCTTTCTTTTCTTTCGGCGTTGTCACGCCTAAAAATTCAAGAAATTCATTCAGCGTTTTCTGTTTTAATTCATACAATTTATCAAAAATTTGGGGTACTTTCATATCAAAACATTTTACTTGGTTCAAGTCCTCAAAATTTCGATAGGTATACAGAAAAGGTAAACCACCCTCAAACTGTTCCATCAAATTCTTGACCGATAACTTTTGACTTTCGGGTGCTGATACCATGATTGGAAATTTTTGCAAATCGACATTCGACCATATGCCCATTTCCAATTTTTGCAGACGTGTTGCAAACATGTCGCACACGTCAAAAGTAGGCATTGTAACAGGGTTGTTTAGTCCATACACACAGTCATCAGCGCCCACATAGTCAGAAAAAACTACGTTATAACCTGTGTATCCCGTAAAATAATTATACATATCCATGTTGTTGGATGGATTCGCACGGGTGTTGATAAGAGCGCCGTCTTTTACATATGCCAAAGCACGTCCATCTTCAAAAAATGATAATTCCAAAAAACGGTCATTCATGCTATTGGGTAATTGCCACTCAAAGATTGACATTGCTATATTTTTAAGCCATGCAAAATAAAACGAATAAATCACTTGCCAGTGCTGCGCTTGCTCTTTGTTCTTGTCTTTCTTTCTGTTCAAATTATTTCACCTCGTTTCCCTGTGAATAGTCGTAAATTGTACTAGGGTTGTGCCAAAAGGTTATCCCGTTTACAAGGTCACGCTTAATTTTTGATAAATCTTCCTGTGGAATATCTGCGTAGACATTCGCTTGTGAACAACGTACATAATTCCAATTTGGACGACCTGTTATGTTTGGCTTTTTCAGTTGATTTACTTGGTATCCGAAAGCGCTGAAAAATTGGTCAATCGCTTTTATTTGGTCTTTCTTTGCGTTTTTAATATAAAATCTGGGGGCGATATTTCCATTGACTACGGATATATCGCTCGCCCCACCGATACCACTAACATTCGGGGCGGTCATTTGGTGCATTTTTTCAAGGTTTTTTTCTGCCATTTCTGCACTTTTGACGTTTGTATATAGCGAATCAATACCGCTAACCTGGGATGTTCCATAACTCACAATGTCCGAACCTGTTCCCTCGCCTTGCATTGACATTCCCAATAATGACGCCCCACCAGTTGTGATATTTCCGATAACTCCACGAGTTTGTGACATGATTCTGTTCATGTTTTGGTTGCGCAAATTCATTTCCTGTTGACGGTAGTAGGCGTTTTGATTCGTTGTGTACGGCATTTCAGGGTATGTTTGGGAGTTAAAACCAAAATCGGGATTGTCGCCAGTACTTGTTCCAACTTCATAATTGACGGGAACAAACTGTATACAGTTGTTTTCTGTGATGTGTGCGTAGGCGGTAAACGTAATATCTGAAATGTTTTTGAAATTTTCAAAACATAATTCCGAACCGCCGTTTGCAGAGTTGCTACATACAAGATAATGGTAAGGATATGTAAAGCACTTATTATTTTTCGGCACATAACCGCTCACATTCGTATGTTCCACTGGTACGCTTATGTTATCAAAGGTACTGTATGCCGTTGTTGTCACTCGGCTATTGGTTGTCGTTATTTTGTCACTAGCCAATTTTGGAATACAAGACACAAAAACAATTCCACCACTTAACTCGTCGTTAATAACCTCAAGTCTTGCTTGTAACTGCGTTATGCCTGCGTCTGTGTTTGGAAAAAATAGCACGTCACACGGAAAATATACACCGTTGGCTTTTCGTCCACCTACCTTTTGTGGTTTTCCGACGGTAGAATCAATATCATACAACGTGCCGACGACATAACCCCCAATTTGGTAAGGACTTTCGTCAATCCCAATTTTTTGCAGATTCCACTCGCTAGGACTAACACTTTCGGGAATTGTATGCTCACCTATTTTGTCACTGTTCACGTGTTCACGCTCAACAAAACACTGTCCGTATGTAATATCGAAAAGCCATGTCTGCCAAACGTCCGTTTGCAAATACAATTTTGTACAGTTTGGCGCAACATATTCGACACGGTTGATGAAAGCATAAAACCATTTATCACCAAAGTTTGTATTCTTGTACATACAATAATTTACATTAAATAACTTTTCTGCGTTCCACGGCACTCGCATTGTGTGGTCTTTTCGCTGATAGGTAAAATCGCCTTTTGAAAAACTTCCAACAACTTTTGACGAAAAATAGGCAGACTGTGCCGATTTACTTGAAAAGGTCAAGGTACTTTCTCCATCGTTCGCAAGCGGAACGGCTAGGAGTTTTATGTCTGTTGTCGGTTCAAAGTCTGCCATATTTTTTTCTCCTTTCGATGTTTCGCGTGAAACTTTATTCAGTAATTGTCATTTTAATGGTTGCGTCGGCATTTCCCATAGTAAAGGAATACAATCCACCATTTACTACTTTTGTAGGAGGCGTATCAGAAATTCCTGTGTAACTGATAGTCACCTTTGTGGGGTCAACTGCCGTCACTTTATATGTAACAGTTTCGCCATTGTAACCGCTGCGCTGCACTTCCAAACCGTAGCCCTCTGTTACTGGTTCTACCGTTGCCGTGATGGTATGTTTTACATAGGATTCATCCAAAAAGACAACGGCATTTGATAAAATAGATAATGAAAGCGTTTCAAAATGTGTCAAGAAGTAAGTAAAGAAAAGCCCCTGTGCGTTCTGCTGTTCTGACACCTCAAACAAATTATCATAAATCTGTAAAAGAGATTCGTCACATACAACCGCAAGAATAGCGGGGTTGTCAAACTCGTCAATTTCAACAACAGAGTTGCGGAAATCTGCCTGTGACATGTTAAACGCCTGTGCTAAAACAGTAACATTGATTGACTGCAGCACATCTGCCCGCATGATGATAACCTGTCTGTCTTTGTCGCTCCATGTCTTGTATGCTTTTCCCTCTGCACCCTCTTGTTCAATATAGCGGTTATATTTAGTTGACGGATAGCACATTTTTGCCGATGTGGTATTGACTGCAATTACAAATTTCTCGGCGTTATCCTTTGACGCTGTCGGATTTGCGATTGTCTGCGTGACAAGCATGTCTTTTGTAACACCTGCGTCAATCAAATTTTTTGTATAGATAAATTCGTCAATTGTATCTCCACTGTACATTGCTGACATAACGGAGGAAATAAAATCATCCAATTTTTCCCACGTTACAAAAGCGGTCTGTAACTGCTGACGGCTGATAGAAATTGGGTACTGGTCCTCACGGTTAATACTATGGTATAAGACTTTCGTGTCGGGTGTTCTCCGATTCAATGGTGTTAAAACTTGTCCGTCTGGTGTGCGGATATAGCCGTCTGAACTAAATCCCTGTGATTCAACTGGATTCGTTCCGATTTCTTCCACGATTCCACCGAGCGGCGTACTCCCTTTCTTAAATCTTGCAAGGGGATTGTTGTATCTCTTGTTGTGGATAAACTCAAACCCAATTCTCTGAACAAGCGTGTTTACGAACATATTCCGCAATGAGGATATTTCCAAAATTGGGGTTGCATAACTGGAGATGTTTGAGCGTGTCGCAACTGGCACGGCATTTGCAAATTCATTACCCGCAAGGGTTCTAACCGTGTTCGCCATATTCACGGCTCTTTCTGTTTTTGTTTTGGTTGTTGGCATTTTTTTTCTTTCTCCTTTCTTTTTTAGATATAATCCGCAACGGATTTTTCAAGAATTTCCTCGTCAGATTCTTCCTTTTCGTCATCCGTCATAAATTCGCTTTTTCTTTCTTCTTTTTCTTCCACCTTTGCGCCCTGTTTACGTAAAAGTGACATGTTTGCATTTCGTAAACTTTCAATGTCCTCTTTCAAGTCTTTGATTTCATCGTCACGGTCAACTATTTTCCCACTCAATTCGTGGATTTTATCCGTGATTTCTGAAACGACTTCCGTTAAGAATCCCTCGTCATCTTTTTTCGTGAGAATCTCTCCGACTTTTTTCAAAAGTTCATCTTCTGCATAGGCTTTTTCTGTTTTGTTTTCGTCTGGCATTTTTTATATCTCCTTTCATATTTTTTATATTTTGAAATCTGCTAGGTTATAACAGATGTTCAATTCTTTCAAATAGGTTTTTGGCTTTCGGCGAATCGAAAAATAATTGATTATAACTAAACGCTTTCTTTAATTCTGCCAAGTGATAACATTTTCCACCTCTAACAAGAATGTTGTTTGGGGTGTGGTCGGCTTTCATTACTGTATATGTTATCATGTTTTTATTGCCATTGCAAGAGAAAAATACTTCTCCTTTGCAATAGTCAAAATATACACCGCAAATATTTTTTCCAATTTGTAAATTAAACGTACACTTTGCCGTTGACGGTTTCTTTTTCAAAAAATCATCTGTGATGTGTAAATTTTCATTTTCAACCGCATATTTTCCATAGCGTGTTCCCTTTATAATTTTTCCAAAGCGTGTATCATATTTTGTATCTATGTATTCTGCACTGGTTTTGATTTCTTGATAAAGCAAGTCTCCTTGTACCCATATGCCGTTTTTCTTTACAGGTTTTTTCAACTTAAAATAATCAAAATATGGACTGTAACCGTCTGTGTTGTTGCTCGTAAAATAAACATGTACGTCACGCATACGAGCAATACTTTCATAAAACTCCAAAAACTGTGTAACCTCATCCCTCAAATATCCATGATATTGGTCACTTTTGTCGATTAGGTATTCATCATAATTGATATACTTTACTTTTGGAAGTTCTACGCCTTTGCCCTTTGTAAGTGCGCCGTAATATCCAATCGGTTCTTTATTTGCGTAAAAAGTGCCGCCATTTTTACCCCCATCTTTTGTAAAAACGATATCTTCAAAAAGTCCCTGTTCCTGTAGCGAATCAAAAAACCCTTTGCTGCTTTTTGTTAAGTCCTCACGGTATCGCCGCAAATAATAAAATTGCGAACCATCTTCAAAAAAACTTTCTACAAACAGTTTTTTGAGCGAAAAACTTTTCCCGATTCCACGTGCGCCGTGTAGGAAATTGAACAAGCAATTGTATTGATTTACGGTTTTAACATCATAAAACATGGACTCACTCAAAATTTTTCGCTCCTTTCTTTTTTATTTCGGGTAGGCTCGCCACGTGTCACCGTGCGACAACGCCAACGGCTCGCCACCGTGACAATTTGGCGCTGTCCGTGAGCCTTTTAACCCTTGCTTATACAATATCATATAAATATGTATAAACTATGAACATAATTGTAAACAATCTATGAACACTATAACTTTATGGTAAATGGCGTATCTACCAAAACAATTCCACCCTCAACCCTTTTCATTCGCAATTTTCCGCTAAATTCCGAGCCTAAACAAAAGTTTTCAAAATTGACATTCTCGTAGCAAGAATCGGGCATGCCTGCAACGGTTGGACACAGTTTTCCATCAATCTGTTCAAGGTAACATTTTGAACGTAAAAATTTTGCTTTTTCAAAATGGCTTTCGTGCGCCCATGCTCCGAGTTTAGTATCGTGAATTTCCAAACTTGACACGTCAGCACCTTCTTTGCAGTGAATACTATCAGTATCGCAATATAACAGATGGTCAAGTCCGACTTTCTGCGCAGAACGAATAGTATAAGCACGAGCGTAAGCGGTCACAAATGTCGCTACGGGTGTATACACTGGGTCACGATAGGTTATATCGGACAAAATAAAGCCAACTTTTCCACCCAAGTATACTGGTATTTTGCTTTGCAATTTTGGATTTGTACCGAACTTGCCATATAAAGAATTGAGTAACATTTTAGCGATGGAACGCAAACTCTTGTTCCCTGTGCGTGTTGCCTCTTCTTTCATTTTCATCCAGTGATTTATATAGTTATCAAACATTCCCATATCAGATTTGAACATATAACCATCAACATATTCAATATAAGTCACATTGTATTGCTCAAAAATCAATTCAAGGTCAACTTGGGTTAAAACTAACTCCACATCTTCTCCATTACTGCTTGTCAAATATTCCGTTGGCGAAAAAAGAAAATTCTTTTTTATCTGTATACACGGAACGTGATTCGGTTTTAATTCAAATTGTATCACGACCCTTTGTATATAAAGGTCATATAATTTATGTGGTTTATATTTCCCCTTGAAAAACTGCGGCACACCATAAGGAAAACGGCAACCGCTTGACGAGTGCATACGTGAAGGGAAAAGAGAATTCACATCGTAAACATCACCCTCCCCTATCATTTTATTTTTATGTAGGGGATTCGCCCACACAAAACCGCCCTTGTAGGACTGTCTGCAAAAGTAGTCGGTTTCCTCATCCAGTAAAGGAAACCATTCCGAAAAATTATCTTTTCCGATTCTTTTCTTATAGTCATTTATTGCATTCCCACCGATTGTCATTTTTTTAAGCCCTTGCTCAAACATCTTCACAAGACTCTTCCCAACAATAACAACATCATTTTTCAGATATTCGACTTCTTCTTCTGTCAATTTATGCCCTACTTCTCGATACATTTTATAATCAATTTCTCCTTTCTTTTCTTCAAGTCCGAAGGCGTTCGCCATATCGTGGACACTCATTGGCAGTATTTTCAAACTATCATAAATTGTCACTTTGTTCGTATATGTATTATCACGATAAAAACAAATCTCCATACAGTAAAACTGTCCTTTATCTGATATAGTGGTTGTAAATGTTTTTGCGTCCATTTTTTTATTATCTTCAACCCATGTATATCCATGTCGGAAAAGCCAGTTCATGATAAAATCGCCGTCAAATTTTTCATTGTGGAAGTATATTTTATCGTTATAATATATTGTAGCACACAACGACATAAAATCATCTATGTTGTTGTAATACCAAAATTCATCACTTGCAATATCATAACAACCAACTGCCCAAACACGACAATCATTTTCCTCCGTGGTTGTTTCAAAATCACAAACGATAATTCGTTGATTACAAGTTGCCTTTTTCTTTTTCATGTTCAATTCTACGGCGCAAATTTTCTAGATAATTTTTTCCAACTTCTTCCTCTCCGCTTTTGTCGTATACATATTCGATAACTAACATGTCTTCCTGTTCAATCCATTGGCGGAACATTTCAAAAGGTACTGTGTCAACTAATTCTTTTATATCCTTTTCAAAAAGTGATAATTTGTTATGAATTGCCGAATAATAATTATCCATGAATCTTTTTTCTACTTCTTCCTCATATTTTTTTGTTTGCCTCCTTTCCAGTTGTCGAATTCTAACCTCTAATTCAAGCGGCGTGAATTCCTCTGCTGCTTTTCTAATCTCAAATATTTTACTTCTTTTTTTTACTCGGGAAATTCCAGTTGGATTTCCCTCATCGTATCTTTCTACCTCTTTTATTGCTTTTATTCGTTTGTTTTCTAAGTCTTTCACCCTTTCATAACGTGCCGTTTGTAGTTTTGTCGGTTTTGCCCCAACTTTTCCAAACTCTGGAATTATATCTCTTGCCATCAATAATCGTGCCTGTGCTTGCACATCTTTATAGCTTCCAACTGTTTCAAGAAATTTTGCAACCGTCATTTTCTGAGGCAAATACTGCTGATACTGTATCGGAGTTCTTCTTTTTGCTTGTCCAACTCTACGATTAAAAGTTTTAACTACGTCACTAATGT